CCAAGACGTTTCCCCATGCCGTAGCGCGGGTGGGTCAGCATATCCCACAGACACCAGGCCATGTTGTTGCTGTATGCCGGTTTTAACGTTCCGTCCCAGATACCGCTGTATTGCCGCGTCTGCGGGTTATAATTCGACGGCACCTGCAGAATGCGCCCGCGAAGATGATAATTACGGCTCACCTGCTGGCTGCCGAACTGCTCCGAATCCACCTGCACGCCGACCAGTGCCGTGTTCGGGTAGCACTGTTTCACATCGATGATTTCGGTGTATGACGACCAGAGCGTTTTGTTCTGCAGCTGGTCTGTGGTGCTGTCCGGCGTCATCCTGCGCATCCGGATATTAAACGGGCGCGGCGGCAGGTTATCCACCACCACCGAGGCCAGATACTGCGAGGTGGTTTTGCCCTTAATGGTGATGTCTTTTTCCGTCACCCAGCCACCGTTACGCTGTATCTGAACCAGCAGGCGGACTTCCGACGGATTCCGGTCACCCTTTGAAGTGGTTTCCACCAGTGCCTGCACACCGAAGGTAAAGCGCAGTCGGTCGATGTTTGCCGACGTAATGGTGCGGGTGATCGGCGTGTCATATTTCACTTCCGTACCCAGCACCGTCTCGGAACCGGAGGATTCAAACCCCTCCGGCGGTGTCTGCTCCTGCTCACCTGCCCGGAACACCACCGTGACACCGGAGATATTGGTATTCCCCTCACTGTCCAGCACCGGCGTACTGTTCAGCAGCACGCTTTTTAACCCATCCACCGGACCTTCAACCGGCCCTTCGCTGATGGCATCGATCACACTCAGCAACTGCGTGGACTTCAGGTTGTCCTTCGCTTCGCGCGGGGTATGCCCCTTACTGCTGCCTTTACCCATTCGTCATGCTCCATAAACGACAAAACCGCCCGCAGGCGGTTTCACATAAAACATTTTGCATCAGCGACCAATCACCACAACCTGACCACCGTCACCTTCGTCTGCCGTGCTGATCTCCTGAGAAACCACCCGCGACCCCACACGCATTTCACCGTACAGAACAGGCAGAACATTGCCCTGAGCAACCATGTTATCCAGTGAGGAGAAATAGGTGTTCTGTTTGCCGTTATCTGTACTGGCTGCCGTGGGCGTCCTGGCTTTCGGTGCCAGCATCTGGGCCACACCACCCAGAATCATACTGGCCCCTGCCGCATACATGCCCGATACAGCCGCAGCACCCAGCCAGCCCACAGGGTTCCACCATGCCACCGCAATCAGCGCCGCCCCCAGCACCACCTGAAACACACCGCCACTTTTAGCTCCCGACATACGCGGCACGATGTGAATCACGGCACCATTTTCCAGCGGCTCATTAAGACGGGCAGATAATTCATTTTCGCCTGCATCACGCCCGGCAATGCGCACCTGATACCAGCCCTCATTCAGTTTCTGGCGAAACGACGGAAGCTGCGTGGCCAGCGCCCGGATGGCTTCAGCCCCCGTTTTCACACGAAGGTCGATGCGGCGGCCAAATCGTTGTAAATCCCCGTAAAGGCAGATGCGTGCCATGCCCGGTGACGCCAGAGGGAGTGTGTGCGTCGCTGCCATTTGTCGGTATACCTCTCTCGTTTGCTCAGTTGTTCAGGAATATGGTGCAGCAGCTCGCCATCACCACAGTAAATGGCGGCATGATTCGGCACCGATGAACCAAAACAGCACAGCAGCACATCGCCCGGCTGCGCCTCTGTCAGTGCGACACGGTAAAAACCAGTCGCCTCCATATTGTCAAGATAGAGATTCTGGCCGTTACGCCACCAGTCATCTCCGCGATGAAAATCCGGCATCTCAATTCCCGCCAGATGATAAGCATCCCGGAACAGCGTGTAACAGTCCGTCACCCCGTGCTCAAAGCGCCGCCCGGTAAGATGTGGCACACAGCGGAACTTGTGAATCGCCCCGCGGCAGACCAGCCACCACGGCAAATCACTCTGCACCTGCAGCCGCCGATCGGCCTCACTCAGCCAGGGCAGACCACCGGGGTGACTGTGGACCAGCGCCACAATCTCACCCTGCATTTCTGCCCGCAGCCAGTCCTCCGGAGCCATCCGGAAATACGCCTCCGGCTCACCGGAGATATTCACGCAGGGAAAATATCTTTCTCCCTCCGGCGTTCTCACCACGAAGCCGCACGACTCCACTGGCGCACATCGCCGGGCGTGCGCCAGAATCGCTGATTCTGTCTCTGTCATGGGATTTACTGCGAAAGTTTGTTAATGGAAAGGTAACCGCCAAAGTTGCCGACGTTATTGCGAAACTTACAGCCGCTCAGGCATTTGCTGCATTTATCCTTCGTGATATCGGACGTCGGCTGGTCATATTCATCCGCGACAGCCGGACCGTTATAACCGCACTCATCACCGCGATAGGTCCAGGTGCAGGTGTTGGCCAGCATGATACGCCCCGGAAAAACAGCGCCATCCGTTTCCGTCGGCGTGGACAGTACAAAAGAAGCACTGACCGCACTCAGTTCACTGCACTGCTCGATGCGCCAGCTGCTGATCACCTCCTGCTCCGGGTCGGCATCACTGTTTCCGTTGACGAAGTTCACCGCATCCAGAAAACGGGCGTAAACCTTACGCCGGACCACCGTTCCGCCGACCAGACTCTGCAGATCTTCCGCCATACCGGTGACCATACCGTGCAGGTTAGAAACCGTCAGTGTCGGACGGGCAGCACTGCCCTTGCCGTTCAGTTCAAATCCTGTCCCCTGAATGGGGTATGCCTGATACTGCCGCCCCTGCCAGGTGACCGGCTCACCTTTTTCGTTCTGCTCATTACAGAAAAAATAACGTTCACCACCGACCTCTGTCAGATCGATTTCCCAGAGCACCACCTGGGCTGACTGAGTGAGGCGTGTCGTCTCATGATGTGTTTCCTGTGGAATATCCTGCATCAGGGCCTCCTATGCCACGACCTGTTCAAAATCTGCCGTTATGGTTACCCACAGCGCCCCCACGCTTGCCGACCATTTACGACAAACCACCCTGATCGGCTTCCAGTCATAAGGTGGCGTCCACTGAAATGCGCGGACGCCACCGTGCCGTTCCAGAAAGGCTTTTAAAGATGGGTGTTCACATTTACGAACACGTATCGTCACGCTGTAAGTCGACAACTGGTTATTCAGTCCCGCCGCACGACGCTGTTCATAACCATCGCCCAGCTTCACTGTCACCACTTTCGGCTCTGATACCACATTCATATCCGGGCGCACTTTCCAGTGAAACGTCTCCATTACCGATATGCTCCACTTAACCGACCACCATCACGGGCCTGCTGTTGCATAAAGTCCGCTGCCGCTTTTTTCCCAAGGTCATAAACCACCTTCAGGGCAGCCGGACCTATCTGCCCGTTCGTGCCATCGTTATTGATCTCGATGTTGTACTGCGGGGCAAACATCGCCATACCTGAACCACCAATATCCGCCACAACCCCCAGCTTACCGTCAGCACCACGACGCAGTGGCAGAATGGCTTCAGGTCCAGCTTCCCCCATCACACCCGCGCCTTTTGCAAAAGCAAAAAACGTCGGACGGTTAACCACCGTGCCACTGTAGCGACTCAAATCAGCCGACTGATAAACACCGCCATCAGCATTGGCTACAAAATCAAAAGGCAGCGCGGAAGCAATGCCTTTTACCGCTTTCATTAAAGCTATCTGAGCCATGATTCTGGACATATCTGACAGCACAGAAGAAGTAAAAGATTTGAAATTGAGTTTGCCTGTAGTACAGAATGTCGCCAGCCAATCACTCATGCTACTGAACGCAGACGTGAACAACTGTTCCACTGTCCCGGCTGTGTTATCCGCATTCTCAGTGACATTCTGGAGTGCACGCAGGACTCCGTTTTTCCAGTTACCCTGAGCAATTTCAAGCTGTTGCCAGTAACGGCGATTCTCATTCAGTTGTCGGTTCAGGCTCTCCGTCAGCGCCTGCTCGGCCTTTCTGTAGTCATCCGTGTTATATGTCCCTTTCTGCTCACTATCCCGCCTCAACTGCTCCAGCTGTTGCTGGTATTTCTGGCGAAGACTCAGTTGTACCTGATATCGCTGCCGCTGCTGATCACCCATACCAACCGTGGCGATATCCAGGTCATGTTGCTGACGCTGAGCGCGCTCTTCTTCAGCCAGTTGACTGGTCAGCTGAATTGTTTTTTTCTTCAGATCGTTGAGTGCCGTCTGTTTCTGAAGCTCCTGCTGTTTTACATCCAGCAGCGTCAGTGCCTGAATCAGTTCATCTTTACGGGCCAGCACACTCTTTTCATCTGCCGTCAGTTTTTTCCCGTCCAGATCGCTGATGCGCTGCTGCAGAGCCAGAAGCTGTTTATGCGCTTCTGTCATCCTGTCAGTGGCAATGCCTGCTGACTGTCTTGCAGCAGCAATCTGTCCTTCCACCTGTGCCTGTTGCTGACTGTACTGCAGCAATAACCGGGTGGCCTCATCATTACGGGTTTCGCGTGTTTTTTTCTTACCGGATGCCAGGGCTTTCTCGTAACGTTCATTTTCACGTTGTATCGCCGCATCCCTGACAGCCTGATCGGCGTACTGCATGGCATTAATACGCGCAATTTCACGCTGATGTCGTGCTGCTTCCGTTTCATTCATCCGGTTCAGTGCAGCATTTTCAGCATTACGGCGTTTCTGTTGCTCCTGATAATTCCGCTCTGCCTGCTCTTTTGCATCCTGCAAATCCTTCTGGCGTTTTTTCTCCTGAAGCTCGTTAAGACGCTGCTGATCGTACTCAACCTGAGAAGATGATGCCGTCCAGGGGAGTCTTTTCGCCCGCGACACTTTCTCCTGTAAAGCGGCAATCTGTTCATCCAGCGAGTCTTCACGACCAATATTCATGGCCGCATCCCAGAAACGACTCCATAAATCAGACAGATACTTCAGCGTACTGCCAAGCGCATTGAGGTTATTATCAATATCCGCAGTACGCCGACCGGTTTCCTCTGCCAGTGCAGACATGGCTATCCGTGCCGCATCACTGGACCGCCCCTGTTCCCCAAGGACGCGTATCTGCTCAAGCTGAGTGGCAGTAAGAAAATGCAGCTCATTGTCCAGAGCTTTCGCGGCATTTACAGGATCATCCTTCAGCCGCTTAAACTGACTTATGGTATCGCTGACCGACTGGCCAACCGATCGCTCCATCTGTGCGGCAGCTCTCGCCACCATACCGATATCGTTTCCACGAAATGCACCACTCCCCACCACCTGAGCCAGCGCACTGGCTGCAGCATGTTGCGTGATACCATTCCCGGAAATAGCACGACTGAGCGTCCACAGCTGCCCGGCAGTGACTCCGGCATAATGCCCCGTCAGCGACAGCTGGCGGTTAAATTCTTCCCCCTCCTTCTGACCGTCATACCAGGCTTTACCCAGACCATAGACAGCCGCGGCAATACCGCCAATAACCCCGCCAAGCATCATGCCTTTCGGTGACATCAATGTGTCTATCCACCCGGCACGGTTAGCCAGCGTTATTCCGGATCCCCTCAGCGCCCCTAAATTGCCGCGGGCCAGTTCACCTATCAGAACGCCTATCTCCTGACGGGCCGCTGCACTTTTCAGACCCAGCGAATGCGTGGCTTTTCCTGCCTGCTCCATTTTGCGGATATACACTTCTGCAGCACTGCTTACCCCCAGCTGGGCTGCCTTAGCACGAAGCAACTCAGAAGAAGAAAGATTCTGGCGGGTTGCCTGCTCTTTAAGCTGACGGATAAACGCCAATTTCTGTCGGGTAGCCTCTTCCTCAGCCTGTGTAAGAACACGGGTTTTCGCCGTAACCTCAGAAATCAGCGCCAGATAATCCTGCTGACCAATCCCGCCACTGTTTCTGGCCTGTCGGATCTGCTGCTGAATACGCTGTAATTCCTGCAGCCCCGCACTGGCCTGTTTCACACTGTCAATCTGACGATAAAACGCGGCAGCCGCTTTATCCTGAGCCTCCGCCAGAGCCATGGCCTGCGCCTGTTCCTCGCGCATTTTCTGGCTCAGTGCCTCCATACGCTGGCGGGTTTGCTCCACCTCGCGGGCCATGCGTTCATGAGCCTGTGCGCTCTTCTCCACCGTCTGCGCATGGACGGATGCGGCTGTTGCAGCCGAAGAAGCCGCCTGCATTGTCTGCCGGGCGGCCTGAGTCTGACGCTCCATAAAACGCTGCATACGGGCAGAAGACCGTTCTGCATCGCTGGCTGCACCATTCAGAAGGTTTTTGATACGGGGGATTTCATTTTTAAACTCTGCCGCATCAATCCCCAAATCAATGACCAGGTTGGCTATCTGGTCCATAACGCACACCTCCGGAAATACCTTCCCCAAGATGCATCAGTTCTTCGTCCGTTCGCTCCGGTATCCCGTTCTCTTCCGGTAAAAGGCTGAAATCAGCCACCGCAGCATCACTGCTGCCGGATACCATTCTCACGATCAATGCCTTCAGCGAGGCAAACTGCGCATCCATCCACACATCACTGAAGCTCTGCATCCGGAAATAATCGCCCCACTCACCAAGCTCAGTGGCCGACATTTCCGACAGCATCCGCCGCCAGTCTGCCCGCCGGAACTCCCGGGCAAGCCGCATGACAAACTGCATTTCCCGCGTCAGGACTTTTCCGGCGTCAGCGCCTCATGCTCATCATCCCCGGCATTATCAATGGCCCCCATACCGCTCAGCGACAGAACCATCTCCGCCCCCGCACCCAGGGCATCATACGACCATGTTGTAATAACGGATGCGCAAAGCGTCTCTACATCCTTAGACTGATCCGCATTCCACAGTGAGCGGGAAACCAGCCAGGCATTGATATCCATCCCCATCCGCAGAAAAGCAATCTGTCGTTCAGCCTCCGGCAGTTCTCCCTCACCGGCATCAAACTTTGCCGTTCGCTGCTGAACAAACGCCAGATATTCAATTCTCTGCAGCCCGGACAGCTCACTGAGCACCACGGACTGTTTTTCATAATTAAACGTGCCCTGTTTCAGAAACATCATGTTCTCCACCTGCAAAAAAGCCCCGGATAACCGGGGCAAATGATGAGTATCGTCCTGTTAACCTGCGGCGCTGACAGTCACCGCAGCCACAGCCACAAAATTCCCGTCAGCGGTCATGCCCACAATGCTGACACTGCCCTGCTTCACGCCTTTCACCGTGGCTACAAGCCCGTTCAGGGTCACCGTGGCAGTCTGTGGATCTGACGAATGCACACTGATCGCTTTGTCACTGGCTCCGTCAGGTTTTACTGTAAAGGTCAGCGTGGTGGTTGCTCCCACTTTTACACTGGCAGATGCCGGTGCCACCGTCAGCCCGGTAACGCTCACTGTTTCAGTGCCTTCCTCTGCCAGATACGGACGCCCCACACCGCTGATTTTCACAGTGCGGGTCATCACGTCTTTTGAGGCAATGGTTTTACCCAGTGAACTCAGCCAGCCACGGAAAACATCAACAGTACCGTTGGGATATTTGATACGAAACGCGCAGACTTCACCGGAGTCGAACAACTGAACCAGTTTTTTCTGCCCGCTGTCACCCGGACGCCAGGCCAGCGTCGCCGAAGTATCACCGACTGATTTCTGCCCCTGGGTTGTCGTTTTCCAGTCTGCATCTTCATCATCGAGATAAGTATCATCTTCTGCATCAGCGGTCATTTCGCCAGGTTGCAGATCCTTCACCATCGCAAGACGCAGCCAGTCAGTGTCCGACAAAGGGTTCGCAAATGCGTCGCCGTTGCCGGTATACATCCAGAACGTCGTCCCCGCACCTTTCGTCTTTGCCAGTGGATTTGGTGTGGTCATTGCCACCTCCTTAATTCGTGTACGTGATCTGGTACGTGATTTCCGCCATCGCCCAGGTGGCCATCTCATTATCACGTTGATAGTTAAAACCGAGTGGGATCAGGGTGTCGATGAGTCCGGAAAGTGCCGGTACATCATTCAGGGCCGGGAAAATGGTGCTCTCCATCCACATATCCAGCTCTGAATCCGGTGCCTGTGCCCGGATGAAGACAGCAATATGCAGAACAGCCTGCCAGTCATCTTCATCCGTCATTTTTCCGGTGTACTGAGCATCACTCAGCCACACCGCCACGGCAGGCAGTTCCTGCGCATCAACAAATGCCGGAAGCCCGTCAAAAAACGTGGCGCTGTCTCCACACTGTTCCCGAAGGCGTGCCAGTACGACCTGGCGGATTTGTGTATGTCGGTTCATCGGGTCAGCCATAACCTCAGTTGTTGTTTCAGTGCATACCCCAGCTGTTTCGGCATTTCCGCAGCAATGATGCGGTCGCGGGCATCTTCAAATGCCTGTGTCAGCGGTCCGGACAGCGGGATTTTCACTACCTCCACAGGAAGACGATTTTTTCTTGGCCTGCCCTGATGGTCATGCCCTGTTGCAAAACGCGCTTCAGGAAGACGCCTCAGAACATGCCAGCGGCCATTCGCCAGTTGCTGAACAAATGCCCCCCGGAAAAAGTATTTTCCCACTCTCAGTCCTTCACCAGCACGCCGCCGTGTTGTGTTCAGTTTGATGGCGGGCAGATTGCCCCGGTTAACGCGGATCCTGGCCGTCATTTTTCCTGACGGACTGGCTTTAAACACCCGGACACGCTGACGTACCAGTTTCAGGGGGATCCCTTTCACCTGGTTATCTCCCGCAACGGTATTCCCGGCAACCTGCCGGGTGGCAACCGAGACCGCTTTCTGTGCCACACGGTTTATCGCCCATGCGCTGGCCTGTGGCACCATACGGGTATCAAGGCTGTTCAGATTGCGGATGGCATTCTCAAGCCCCTTCATCCCATACCTCTTTACTCAATAAAGATCATTGGCTTACCGTTAAAGCGTTCATGCCGTGTGACCGTCCATTGTTGTCCGTCATAAACAACGCGATCCCCGCGCCGTGGGCGGTATCCCGAAGAAAACACCACCAGAGAGACCGCAGGTCCGGACAGAGCATTCAGCTCTGCCAGTGTTTCTCCCGGGATCACAGTCATATCGACATCATTAATCGAGGCTGTCTTTCCCATCTTTCTGACCGTGATCGCATCCATACGCGCAACCAGCCGGGAAAAGGGATCAGACATTGAGTTTTACCGGCACTTCTTCTGCACTGGTTCCGGCATCTGCCCAGACAACCCCGACCAGCGGATCAGAGCCGCTGTTAGTCAGCTGAACTTTTCCGGACTTCAGATAAACCTTCTTACCCGTTTTCATGTCATCCGTTTTCAGCTTAGGCAGCATAAACACACCTTCGGTCATGCCGTCGCCTGTTTCACCCTGTGGAATATCGGTCAGCGCCACCGCAAAAACATCACCCACCTGCACCAGATCTCCGCTGCTGATGGCTGCACTGGCAACAATCGCCACCGTTTTTCCTTCTTCTACAAAATTCTTTGCCATAACTGTCTCCGCACAGCCCCATTCAGGGGCTGATTTCAGGTACAAAAAAAGCCCTTACGGGCCATCAGAGTTGTTGTCTGCGACGTTTACGCCGTACATTTCACCAGACCGCGGTGATCAACTGGCGCGACACCGGCGTCAATACGCACTTTCGTTGTCACGCCATCCACACTGAAGCCCTCCATCTGATCAATATATGGCGTATCCACACCGTTGAGATAAGCCACTTCAATCGTATCGGAGCCTTTTGACGCAGCCAGGTAGAAGGTGGTCTGGCTGTTATCATCAAGACGAGGCTCTGCAATAACGGTCGCAAAATCTTTCACCGGGTTAATAATACCGGCGTTAATGTCAGCCCCCTTGACACTTGAGGAGCGAATGACCTGGTTAGCAACAGACTCCATCGCCGTCGGTACCAGTACGAACGCAGGACGAATATTCAGATGACGCTCCCCCTCTTTCTGAACGCGCATCAACTGGCGGGCTTTATCCAGCGATGCCACGTCCATTGCAGCGCTCTCCAGTACGTTTGCATGTTTCGCTTTATCGAACAGACTTACATTATCTGTGGAGATTTTCGGGTTAGACGTCAGAATGGCATAAACCAGATCGGCAATAGTGGATTTCGCCGCACGGCCCAGTTTCATCGGGACATCGGTCAGCATATTCAGATCATCATTGATAATGGCCTGACGGGTGATACTGAACAGCTCGCCATAGGTCGCCAGTGCAATAGTGGCCTGTTTATCTCCGGTGGTGACGTATTTATATTCCGCCCCTTCACGCACCTGACGCAGAGCACTGAAGCCCCCCATACCCACACGATGGGCAATTTTAAAATCAGACAACTGACCTTTCCGCGTCCACTGTTCATAGGTTTCAGGGGCATCTTCCCAGCCCTGCAGAATGGCTTTGTTCGCAACATCCAGCAGAATATTACCGAAGTCAGACGTACTGTGTGTGAACGCCGCACCGACCATCTGCATCGGGTTATAACTGGAAACCCCAATACCCCGTTCAGTCAGTGACATACGGGCATATTCACGCAGGGTCATCCCGTTGTAGACATTATCACGTTCGGTTTTTTCAAATCCGGCACGCGCCATCAGCGCCTGGCGGATCCCGTCCCCCACAAAATTACCGTTACCGGCATAAATATGAGCCGGGGTATTTTTATTGGATGGCGTGGACTCGCGCCCCATCTCGTTCAACAGCTTTTCGCGGGCCTGCTCCAGCGAACATTCAGGATCGGCAAGACACTGAGCCTGCAGTGTCTGATAACGCCCGCCAAACATGGCAAACAGATCATTAATACCGTTTACACGCGCTTTTTGCTCTGCCAGTACCTGCGCACGGATACTGTTTTCATCCACCACGGGTGCTGCTGCCTGCACTGGCGTCCGGGAGGCTGCAGGTTCATCATCCTGTACGCGTGGAGCACTGTTGCGTGGCGGAGTAATCATGTTTCGAATGGATTCCGGCATCTTTTTAAATTCCTCTGTACGTTTTGACTGAATACATGCCATTGCCTTAACGGCTGGCGTTACCTGATCAGCAAATCCATGTGCCAGACATTCGGCACCGGACATCCAGGTCTCATCCGCCAGCATGGCAGCAATTTCATCGGTGGTTTTCCCGGTTTTCTGTGCATAAGCGGGTAACAGAACCGCCTCAACCTTATCGAGCAGGTCGGCATAGGTGCGCATGTCCTCCGCATCACCGCCCGTAAAGCCAAATGGTTTATGAATCATCATGAAGGTGTTTTCCGGCATAATGACCGGGTTTCCCACCATCGCAATGACCGACGCCATTGACGCCGCCACACCGTCGACATAAACGGTAATGGACGCACCATGTGTTTTAAGCGCATTAAAAATGGCGATGCCTTCAAAGACATCGCCACCCGGTGAATTAATATGGAGATTAATGTGGGTGATATCGCCCAGTGCATTCAGATCACTGATAAACTGCTTCGCTGTAACACCCCAGAAACCAATCTCGTCATAAATATAAATATCCGCGTCACTCTGGTGACCAGCCTGCATCCTGAACCAGGAATTATTCTTCGGACTGGTCGTCGGTGTGCTGCGGCTCCTGTCGTTTCGTTGCGGCACTGCTGCCTCCTTTATCACTGGCCGGATCGGTATCAAATACCAGATCCAGCTTGCGGTTTTCATCAATTTCGGCCTTGCGCCGACGTTTGACATCATCCGGATTACGACCACCAGCACGTACCCAGTCTGATTCTGTCGCCGCTCCACCACGAATCTGGATTTTCCAGGCCTCAGCCTCCTTAACAGGGTCAATCCACGGCATCACCGGTCCGGAATACACCGCGGTATACAGTGAAGAACGGTCAAGATCGCGGGGTAGCCTGATAACACCGGATGCCACAGCCTGTTTCAGCCAGGCACGATACATCGGGCGGGTGACGGCACCAATAAACCAGTCCTGCAGGATCAGGTAGCCATCAGTAGACTCAACCAGTTCCTGACGCTGGGCGCTGTAAGTGCCGTTATAGTTGCGTGCCGTACTGGAAAAACTCAGACGACTGCCCGCCGCCACGGCACGCAACTGACCATTACGAAAAGTTTCAAGGTTAGGATTGGGACGATCCGACTTCACCATTCCGATTTCTTCGCCGGGTTTCAGATCGTCGTAAATAATGCCTGGCTGAATGGTAAGCTCGCGTTCATTCTCCTTGCTGCCATTACCATCCGGTTCATAGCTCTGCCCGTCGCCTTTCCGGATGTACATCCCCAGAGCAGCGGCGATCCTTGCTGCAGTCAGCTCATAATCTTCATAATCTTTCAGGGCACTGAGGCGGATCAGCACACCGGACAACAAAGACGTCCCGCGCATCTGGTGCAGACGGCGAACAAATTTAAGATGCAGCATTCGCTCTGCATCCACTTCTTTGGTTTCCATCTGCCGTCCGGATACGGGACGGCTTTTATACACCAGATATTTTTCGGGACGCCCCCAGTCATCAACAAACACGCCCTGATTCAGCCTGTTGCTCTCATCACTGGTCATGGGAATAAAGTCTGGCTCGAGCGCCTCCAGCCAGAAATGAACACCGGCAGAAGGCGTCAGGCTGTTTATGCGCCCGGAAACCATCTGGGCAAACACCTCACCATCGCGCAGCCAGGTACGCAGCATCAGACGTTCCAGCATCGGACGGGTAAACTGCCCGGTGACTTCCGGGCTGACAGACCATTCACTCCATCGGGTGCGAATCTCCGCTGCCAGATCACGGGCAATGGCCCCATTGCGTAATACCGGATGTGGCTCGACAATAATCCCGTTTTTCCCCACCACCCGTTCTTCCAGCTTGTCAAATACACCAATAACCAGATCGTGGTTGTTATCAAGGTAACGGGCCTGCTCACGTAACGACACGGCCCCGTACTGGCTTAACTGGTCGGCAGTTCGGTTTTCCCGCCGGGCTTTGTGTGTCCGCGTCGTTTTTACGGCCTCATAAGCCTGGATCACCGCACGGGAACGCAGCCTTGCCGCTTTCCATCCTGGTGAAAAAACGCCAATCACATCATCAAGAATTGCCATCAGAACCTCGCCAGCCGGTACCCGGGATGCCCCCGTCGTCGTGTAATCAGAGCCGCAAGGCGGCGCTCCCACTCCTGCCGTCCCTGCCGGATCTCAGATAAGTTTTCCATGGTCATCTGCTGACCATTAAAAGTGACGGATTTTCCGTCCAGCACCGCCATTTCAGCTTCCGTATAACGCTGAATCATGGCTTCGATATCATTCTGGTTCATAACCATCCTCCGGAAGTCAGCCAGGGGTTAACATCGTCAGTTACTGTTTTCTTCCGTTTTTGTTTTTTAACAGGCGTGGATACCGGTTCCGGTGAGGGTGACGGTTCGGTACTGTCCGGGACACACTCCAGCCAGGTTTCCCGGCTCGCCCACTCCGGTGCATCCGGCCAGCGGATCTTTTCGTATCCATGCAGAATGACCAGAGCCTCGGCATACACCATCAGGTCAAAGGCTTCGTTGGCACCGCGACCCGGCTTACTCCATTTCCCGTCACTGCTCCGCTCTTCATACGTCAGTTCGTCGTAAAACCAGCTCCCCAGCCAGTCAGGGAAATGCACATAGCCTGGACCTGGCGAGTCACGCCATAACGCGTTATTCACCCGGTCTTTCAGGGCATCCGTCTGAAGAAGCCAGAGCGGCACATCACCTGCGGCCTGCGCCCGTCGGCCCGTTCGTCCGGTGTTATCAGGGAATGTACGGGTGATCAGTTTTGCGCGCCGGATGCTGTCGCCCTTAAACAGGTAAATACGTTTACCAAGTCCATCACGACGGCAACGACGCCAGAATTTATAGGCATTATCAGTGACCCCGTCCTCACCGCCGGAGTCCACCGCCATTGCCATCAGTCGCATTTGTTGAGAAGGATCGGAGGCCAGCGGCCAGCTTTTATGAAAAACATCCGTCAGCAGGACATCCCAGTCTTCCGGATAGCTGGCCGGATCAATTCGCTGGCTCTCCCCGTCGCTGTCACCGCGCAATGACTGCGTGATGTTGTAACGATCAATAATCCAGCGTTCGCCACGGCTGCCATAGCCCGTTACCTGAACCACAAAACGGCGATGACGTCCCGCCTGCACATCCACTGTCGCCACAAGGAAATTAACGCCATCCGGCACACTGCGGGAAGGAACTGGCTCTGCCCGCTGCTCAAGCAGTTCACTTTTTCGTTGCTCCATGCTGGCGCGGGGAAGATAAGGTAATCCCCAGTCGGTATTGATAACCGTCTTGAGTGTTTCTTCACTTCCGGTTGTCTCGTATTCCTGTTCTGCAGTAAGCAGTTTGTAAACGAGTTGCGAGAGTGTCTGGTAAGCAGCTGCCGGACCCTCCATCCAGAATGACGCAATACGTGAGCGTCGGGGATCACCATAACGACTGCCATCCGCATTGATGGATTCACCATCCCGCAACCAGACCCCACGTCCGTTCAGCTCACGTTTTTGTTCAGGCATAATCCGTCCTGAACAGGAAGGACACTGAATATAAGCCGCCTCACTTGCCAGCACGGGATCGGCAATATCACGGAAACCAGCAACCACATCGCCGCAGGGCTGAAAATACTCACCACAGTGTGGACAGGGCCAGTACCAGCGACGGCGATCGCCACGGTTATAGAGCGACAGTATCCCCGTGGTTGGTGGAGCCTCATGCGGTGAAGTCCGTCGCCATTTCACATCCTTCACATCCCTGCCGGGGGAACTCTCCACCAGCGTCATACCACTGGACATAAATGTGGTGGTACGTTTTGAGGCAAGAGAGAAGGCATCCCCCTCGCCATCAATATCTTCCGGAAAACGGTCATAATCCGTCAGCGCCACGCATTTATAATCTGATGAGGACATGATATTGACTGACGGCCAGCCGATTTTCAGGTAGTTGCCAGCAAGGAATGTTCTGTCATAAACGTTGTTGTCATTTTTGTTCGGACTCAGGCGACTGACCACTTCCGGGCTGACGCGAAACGTTCTGGCAAGTCGTTTTTTGGAGTGTTCGCGGGCTTTTTCCTCCGTCATCTGAATGATCAGCATATCCGCAGGATCGCAAATCACGTTGTAAATCACCCAGCCGTCAATCAGGCCGATAGTCTTGCCAGTTCGTGCCGGGCCAACAAATATCACTGCGTCGTATTCACGCGAGGCCAGGCAGTTCATCGGCTCAATAACATACGGTGCCACCAGCGGATCCCACGGGACTGAGTTCCCGGCCCCCATGGGCACCCGCATATACTGAGCAACGGCATCAGCAACCAGCATTCGTCTCGGTGCGCGAAGGATATAACCTGAATCGGTTCGTGCTGCCTTTGCGGTTTCCTGATTCAGCATTACTCCTCCTGCTGTAATTCCTCCTCATCATCCGCACCTGCTTCGGTCACCCGCAGGGCTATCTGATCGCGCAGATCATCAATAATGGACTGAACACGGCTCACAGCGGCAGGCTGCAGGCCGCAGTCACGTTCCAGAATATCCGGTAATGTCTCCAGCACCTGCACGACCGCTTTTGCCCAGATGGCAAACTCCCGTCTGACATCACTGGCCGGAATGAGTTGTGCCGTTTCCTGTTCGAACTTAAGACGCTCACGTTCAGACTGATACCAGGCTTTGCGTTCATGTGGATCCATTTCGCCCTCAGCAACCGGCGGTGGTAACCCCATAAATTCAGTCAGAATATCGGTCAACCGGTATAGTTTGAGTTTGTCATGTCCACCAGCGGGACGAATGTTTTTCAGTCTTGCCACGACAGTCTGGCGGTGCAGACCAGATAAAGCCGCCAGTTGATTAATATTCAGCACCAGGTTTTTCAACTCATGATCCATATTTCCTCCGGAGAGCTTTAAACATGCATCGTGCGAACAACTTTAAGAAAACGCGTTCGATGTCGAACAAAAAACACTCAATTCGACATACAAAAAACAAATAACCATTAATAATCAATAAGATGCAAAGATGATGGTGGCCAATAAAAATGCAAAAACTAGCCTTTTTCCGCGACGCTCCCGCCCCGTGGCAGGCCACCCCACCTGGAGGACCCGTCAGCCTGACAGCTCTGACGAACGTCTGATACAACGCCTTGCATGAATGGCATCGGGATAATCCAGAAAGGCATAGCATCGTGCCCACAAGAATCTGTGTAAGTGTCCTGTTTCTTCCACCCCCGCACAGGACTGGCGAGCATGAGGGACAAACCCGCGAACCATAAACGCGGTAAAAACCCGGTGTGCATCGTTTTTGATTATTCCCGCACACTCGCGCAGAAGGAGTTCCCCGTCGGGCTACGGTCTCTGTTAATACGGGAATACGGCGACGATACAGCGCATGATGTGTCAGGCTTGAATACCTTTATCCGTTAAAAGGGATATCAGTTAAGCTATCCCGTGTAGGGTATAAGCCATTATCAAAGCCACTCTGTAGGGAGTGGCTTTTGTAATGGCAATAAAAAGCCCCGCGAATGCGAGGCTAAATCCTGGTATTTGTAATGACTGGCTCTTATCTCAACTCAGCCCCTTACCGCGCGCAAGATGCTCAATATCAAGCATCAGCAATGAGATGTTTAATCTGGATTCACTCCAGAAGTGATCACCACCCTGTCTACAGAGCCAGATGTGAAGGATGATGAGTAAAATTATCGCTATCATCGAAGGCATTGCGTCATGATGTATTCCTGAAGCGTTCTCAGTGCTGTTTGGTCGCGGATAATTCCGCCCCGGATACCGAGAACGTTTCGTCCAGCAACTGGAGAGAGTTCGACGGTGGCATCATTGCCCATGCCGGAGGCGCGGGAGGTTTCGGTTGAGGCTGGCACAGGGCATTTTCCTTTGACGAGCACCCTGCCACCATTATCAAGCTTGCGCCGAAGAGCATCATTTTCAGCTTTCGCATCAGCTAACTCCTTCGTGTATTTAGCATCGAGTGCATCAGCAGCGCGCTGGCGCTGCTGCATGTCAGTAATGGTGGCAGTCGCCTGCTTCAGCTCACTGACTTTTTTATCTCGCTGTTCTTTGTAGGCGATGGCGTTATCACGGTAATGATTGACCGCCCACGACAGGCAGACGATGATGCAGATAACCAGAGCGGAGATAATCGCGGTTACTCTGCTCATTGTTGCCCCCACAAACAGACTTCACGCTCAATCTCACGACGAGTCATCAGGCCTTTCCATTGCTTACCGCCAGCGTATATCCAGCGACGTAGCTGGTCACATGCGCCTTTGATATCGCCCTGGTTTATTTTGCGAAGAAGCGTCGATGTTCTGAAATTGCCAGCACCCACGTTGTAGACGAACGAGTAAAGAGCGCCGCGCGTTGTTTCCGGTATATCGACTTTGATGTACGGGTTAATTTGTCTGGCAACCGTGGCAAGGTCTTTATTCAGGAGGGCTTTGCATTCTGCTTCGGTATACGTTTTACCGAGCATGATGTCTTTTCCGGTGTGTCCGTGACATACAGTCCATACGCCAACGATATCTTTGTATGGTATGTAGCTGACACCTTCCAGGCCATCGTCACCACTTGGGCCAGTGATTAACACTGATGCTATAGCAATTGCTCCGCCACCAATAGCAGCAGCAACTGCTTTTCGTAATGATGGAGGCATTATTCACCTCTCGCAGCCTTGCGCTTATCTTCTTTAATCTTGAAATAAAGGTTTGTCAGGTACGTCAGCAGGCCAAATACCAGGCTACCCAGCACACCTATTGCTGCCCACTGTGAGGGCGTGACTTTATCGAGCAGCTGTAAAAACCAGTAACCGGCACTACCTGCTGAGGTGCCATAGGCGACACCCGTTGTTAACTTATCCATGGATTTCATAACCCCACCTCGCAGATGCGGGTGCTGTGTAATGGAAATAAAAAGGCCACCTGACGTGGCCACCAAATTATTTCCCCACCAGCTCGTTTATCTCTTTCACTGTCTGGTTAAACCGCTCTGACTCAAGCTCAACACCTAAGGCCCGACGCCCCAGCGCCATTGCTGCTTTTATTGTGGAACCGGATCCCATAAAAAAATCAGCAACCAGATCACCAGGTCGACTACTGGCATTGATTATTTGCCTGAGCATATCCGCCGGTTTCTCACACGGATGTTTACCCGGGTAGAACTGAACGGGTTTATGCATCCAGACATCGGTATAAGGCACGGAGACTGATACGGAGAAATAGCGCCGGAGAGATTTAAACTCATCCAGCAATTCAGAATATTTGCGATTCAGTGAATCATAAGATGCCACCAGCTGGTGGTGTGGTTGTTCCAGTTGTTGTTCCTGAAACTTCTCTGCCGCTATACGGGAAAACAGTGCCTGTAACTTCCGATAGTCAGCCTCATTCGGCAACTGCCACTGACTGGCACCAAACCAGTGGGAAACCATATTTTTCTTACCTGTGGCTTCGGCAATTTGTTTTGCCGTTATACCCAGTTCGGCACGAGCATCCCTGAAATACGATATCAGCGGTGCCATTATGTGCTGTTTGAGTTCCCTTTCTTTTGCCGCATAGCCGTCACTTTTGCCGCGATATGGCCCCTGGTAATGTTCAGCAAACAGAACGCGCTCTGTGGCAGGAAAATATGCGCGCAGACTTTCTTTATTACACCCATTCCAACGTCCGGACGGCTTCGCCCAGATGATATGGTTAAGCACGTTGAAACGTTCACGCATCATGATCTCAATATCAGATGCCAGGCGATGCCCACAGAACAGGTAAAGGCTTCCGGCAGGTTTTAACACCCGCCAGAACTGGGCCAGACAGTGGTCCAGCCACTTAAGGTAATCTTCGTCCCCTTTCCACTGATTGTCCCAGCCGTTGGGTTTCACCTTGAAGTACGGCGGATCGGTAACAATCAGGTCAATGGAATCATCAGGCAGGGACTGAATAAAATGCAGGCAATCAGCGTTGATTAAATCAACACTGTTTATTTTTACAGTATTTTTCATGGATCAGTAAGCGTAACTCTGGTAGGCTCACTCTGCTTTTGCGCTAAAGCAGTGGGCCGTGGTTCGCTTGTGACCAGTAAGCATGAGCGAATGGCTGGCAGGTGCTACCAACACCCACCAGCCGCCCATTTTCACAGCAGGAAACCGCCATTACTGGCAGCGTCTGAATTTATTCCCGTACCCGCCGTTATCCTTCGCCAGACCCGCCAGAACTAACTGAGTCAGTATTAACTGGCACCGGGCTTCGCTTACTCCGGTAGTTCTCGTCATCATGCGTGGCGTTACCCACTTGTCAGCAGGTAAGAAATGAAGGACTGCGGCGGCGGTTTCTGTCATATCTTGCTGTTTTAGCATGTCTTTTCCCCTTCTGGTTAACATGACATACCAATAACTCTTGTCTAAAAAGCCAGCAAGATAAAAAGTCAGTATTCACGACCACCAGCGTGTTTACTGTACTGCACCAAGTTTACAGGTACAAAAAAACCGCTCAGCGGCGGGTTTAAGTTGTGTGGCGAAGTAACCACTCTTAACAGCATATTTGATTTTTTACGATTGTAAACGGTTGATTATTCATCTCCAATAAAAATAATTGTGTGGGTATGCCCTTAACAATGGATAAGAAACATGAATAAAATGACTGTACTATTACTTAGCGCAACTATCATTTCAGGTTGTACTTCTTCCGTACCATTGATAAAGAAAACTCAATCAGGAAAACCTGAGGGGGTTTATCAAAATATGACAAAAGATAAAGTCAAAGATGCCCTTGTGAATTACTGCAATAGTAGAGGGTTGATAATTTACAACGCGGATAACAGCAGTGTTATATGTGGTAAAGAACTGGAAGGCGGCTCTGCTGTTTTTGGACAAATGTTAATCGGCAATGCCTATTCAACAACCCCGGTATCAAAAGTCAGATTTACTATCGCTCAAGTTAATAACGATACAAAAGTGTGGGCCGATATGTGGATGGAAACTCAAATGGCAATGGGGCAAGTACAACAAATGGCTATAACAGACAACGCAAGCAAAAACACTATCCAACAACGTCTTGATGAATTAAAACCTTAAGTAAATTAATTAAATAAAATGGGGAGAATAAATCGACTCCCCACACATTAAACTGATTCAATTACCCCCTCAATAAGAGGTCTTCTAACGATCCATCTCTAGCTCAATTTCTAACATCATTAACATGCCATCAACTACACCTTCAGCCTTTTGCAATAAACGCCCAACCCAGCAATCAGAACGCCCATGTTTACGGGCAAGCGCCATAAACGTCATACCACCTACATAATAATCCACTAATAAATCGTGCAAATCGCTGTTGTTCTTTTTCAGGCGAGCCATGCACCCACAAATGATCATCGCGTCATCGTCACAACATTGCGGGCGGGATTTTACTTTTGAAGGGATTAGTCCTTTAAATCCTGCAGCAATAGACGACCAGGTGACATCCTCGTGATTATTTGCCACCCATGCCCCCCAACGTTCAAGAACCATTTGAATATCACGCATCAACTTTCTCCACAAAATCAGGCCAGCACGCCAATTGCCAGCGCACGATCGATAAAACGAAATATCAGCTCCAGCTGGGAGCCATACTTCTCTTCAAATGCCACGGTATCCGCATGCAGCTCGTCGTGATGCTTTCTGCACAAAGGCAACACAAAGAGGTCATGCGCTTTTGTACCCATTCCACCCTGACCGTGACCTATCAGGTGGTGGGGATCATCAGCAGGCTTACCACAACATGCACACGGCTGTGTCTTAACCCAGCGCGTGTACTTTTCATTAACCCAGCGGCGACGTTTTGGGCGTAACATAAAAGACTCCGGCGACTCCGGATCCACTTTCAGCGCCAGCACCTTTTTCACTTTATCCTGGATGATGCTGGTGGCAGGAACCGAAGGCACAAGGTCACTTTCCCGGGTAACAGACGGCACAACAGGCTTCGGTAATCTCAGTGCCTTACGGGCTGCACTTTCCGGTAAGGCATCCGCCAGATCATTACGAATCAGCCACCAGCACAGTTCCGGCATTGTCACAACGTGACTATCATCAAAACCGAGATCCCGACGCACAACAGACAACACCCAGCGGGCACAGTTATCCGTTGCCATTGATTCCAGCCGTTCCGTGAACTGATCGCGCAGCTGGTTATCGCAGTGCCAGCACAGACGGATTGCGCCCGGAGCGTGTCGCATTGTGGTCATGTTCTCGCTGTGCCAGTCGGAATGAGGCCACTGGCAGCCTTTTTCACGAAGTAACCAGCTTTCAAGACATTCCACGCCACCAGCACGACGGATCACTGCCTCATTGCGGAACACGGCCTGAACGGCAGGATCATCCGCCAGCGGTTGTGATGCCGCCGGAACGGCACCACTGGCGAAAGATGAATAACGTTCCGGCTCAGGCTCCAGCAGGACACGCCCCTGCATAAACAGGGGCATCAGCTCTGAACCTGGTCTGAACAATACGATCCCCATACGCGGGGCAATTTCAGGGGTCAGTAGTGCTCTCACGGTCACCTCAATGAACGGTATCGAGCAGCTTTAACAGCTCAGGGAATCGGGATTCGAAGAAATGCGGCTGCGTCTCGCGCGGATTTGCGGGGCTGGTGATGTTCTTACCGAACATGCAGCCTTTCGCCGTCAGCGACCAGAATTTTTTGATGTTGTTAATCGCGGTACGGCTGTATCGTTCACGTTGTTCAACGATCCCCAGCTTCGCCATCTGGTGATATGCCTGATTAGCTGTCAGGCGGATACCATACTGCTTCAGCAGTGCACTCAGTGACAGCGTGGGGCGGCTTGAGCCATCAGGCGCGTCAGCAGGAGCATCAATGGCATAGCGCGGTGCCAGATTCGGTAAGCCAACAGCCTCCTGGAGTTTCTGACAGGCACCAAGCACTGAAGAGTTAGACAGGTTTAATTCCCGGCGCATAAAGTCCAGCAGAATCACACCAGCCTGCATCTTGTCAGCAGCCTGTCCGGATAATTTATCCGGTGCGCTGGTTACCATGTCGAAAGTACGGATCACCTTCAGATGGAATGATGGACTGATCCACATTGCATAGGCATACACCAGTTCTTTGCAGACATACGTCCCCTGGTTATTTCCGCCATTAATGACGCTAACTGGTTGATTTTGTTCCAGAGGCGGAATTCCACCCTCGGTGAAAAGTTGTTCAATCAATTCACAGGTTTGCTTATTGGAGAGCCAGTATTTCGGGCGGTTTTTTTGTTCTCCCCCGGCTGCCCTGTGCAGATCGTTCAGGCTGTAACGCCCATAAGCATCACGACGAACTTCAATACCATCAATGACCATCAGATTATTCATACTTCGTTTCTCCTCTTGATCAGGCGGCTGCACCCGCCGTTTTCTCGTACTTACTGATGGTGATCTCGACCTTCCCTTTCGGGATAACCGGTCCCCACTCCACCAGCATTCTTTTCACCTGTCTGTCGTCTTCCCACACACCCGCGTGGGTCAACGCGTCAAACAGCGCCTTGTTATAGTTGTCCAGATCGCGGATCCGGTTATCCGGAGGAAACAACACGATCTCCACTGCAGCAGGTGCCGACGTTGGTTTTGGCAGACGACGTAACTGCTCAACTATTGCTGCGCACGCCGCGCTCTGAAATTTTCGCCCCGCCTCGCTTATCAGGCTCTTACCAGCAAATGCCCCTTTGTTGGGGTGTCGCCAGTACGTGTTCACGCTGGGCGGGAAAGGCAGGATCAGCTTCATACTTTCAGGCCTCTCTCATGTAACCAGTGGGTTGCACGCAGCCTGGCGTTTTCCTCACCGGCAAGCAGTGAGCGGATAATCCCGACCGCCTCGCTGTCGTCGTCCTTCACCGCGGTATGAAGAGTGATACCCCGGGCCACGCCACGCTTTATCGTGATGACGCCTTTTTTCTCCAGTGCGCGAAGATGTTCCACCGCTGCATTCACTGAACGGTATCCCAGCATGGTTGCCACCTCCTGATTGGTTGGCGGGAAGCCACGTTCTTTCTGGTAAGAAATCAGCATATCCAGCACCTGCTGCTGGCATTGAGTTAACGTCGTCATGCCGCCATCTCCCTGACCAGTTTTTCCGCCTGCTGGCGAACCTGCGCCAGAAACGCCTCACCACATGCCTCAAGTTCATCACGCCCGATGTAGCTGATTGCCGGTCCCTTCCAGGTCTTGTCGAAAACAGCAATAGCACCAGCGAAGAAAGCGCCTGTCGGCACCTGCTTCTCGTCCTTCGGTATAAACCAGGCAGGCAGTTCAAAACCAATACGCCCGCGAATAAAAGCAATATGATCTGCATCTTCCGGCCACCACACTTCGCTGGTGGCAGCTTTGATCAGGAAAACATAGCGCCCGCCTTTATCACGCATGGCACTGGCATGCTTCATGATGTAACGCATGCCGGTGATGTATTGCCCCTCATGCTGACTGGCGCGGCTGTATGGGGGATTACCAAAGGCAGCACCTTTAAGCTCCGCAAGACGTTCTGACCAGTCATGCGCCAGCGCGTTGTCTTCCGCCGTGTAATACGCGGCACATTTGGCGTTATCACCGTCAGTGAACAGATCCAGAACAAACGGACCAAACAGGGTGTTAATTCCCCAGAAAATGTTATCCGGCGTGCGCCACTGATCGCCCACTTCCTTCAGTTCATGGGCTGGTTTGTTCCGCAGTTCCACCAGTGCCTGACAATATTTATTACTCATTAAGCCCCCACGTAATTCCCTGACAGATACCACTCTTCACCCGATGCAGCGCGCTTGCTGCTTTTCCGTAAGCACCGCTCACGACGCGCCAGAAAATTGTTTCGTTCTGGCTGGGAGTGGCTTTCACGGAATGCCGCCATCCACACGGTTGCAGCACGACGGTATAAGCCCCTGGACTCCAGTTCTTCAGCCTGGCGGGTCAGGCACAAAATCACCCGTGGATCGTTAGTGCCGACATAGAAATTGCGCACAGGTCTGGTTTCTCGAACTGGTTGTGGTTCCGGTTCCTGCGCTCTCTCAGTCAGGCGCGGGAAATGTCTGCGTGTATCTCTTTCACAACGGTGAGCCACACGCCCACTCTGACGTAACTTGCTTGCTGACTGCAGAACGCGCTGCCGTGAGTAACCTGCAAAAGCATCCGCAATGTCTCCGGAAGTACACCCCGGATGGGCTTCAATGAATTTCTGAACTTCATTCAAAAGACTCATGATCACCCCCTGAATCCTGCCGGGATCTGGCTGTAGTCCACGTTGTCGTAACTGGATTTGAAGTACGGGTCTTCGCGTTTTTCGGTGTACGTGCTGACGGACGGCGATAAGCGCAGGGAAAGCTCATCCCATTTTTCCCGCAGCTTCGACGGGCTGAGCACGTTACGGCACCAGAACGGATCGCGGCTGACGCGGCAGTACATCTCGCAGATTTGTTTGTGAGTACGCCCATCCTGTACACACATCAGGCGAATTTCGTTTGCCCAGGCTGTCCAGTTCGGTTCTTTAGGACGTACCACTTCGCCGTCACATTCGGCGGCCTGCTCGTACAGAGCGATGATTTTTTTCCAGAGCCACTGTGCGCAGGTCAAATCATCCTGCGTTCCCCACTGGCGCTTTTTAGGGCTGAATACAACCGCATCAGGATGGCGAGTTAAAAAATCCTGTTCAGCCATCTGCGTGTCCGGTTGCGAAGCGTCCGGACGAGAAGAGGTTTTATTCTCTGTAGTAATCTCTGTTGTATTCTCTGTAAGATCATTGGGCCATTTTGACCCGATGACAGCGTGTCGTTTTGAACCAATGGATCGTGTCATTTTGCGCCCATCCATCAGGTCACTTTGACCCGATGGAGAAGTGCATTTTGACATAATGGATTCGTTCACTTTGACCTCTTCTAAAAGCTCACTTTCATAGTTGATCGTGTAGAAGTTGGTCATGTCACGCTTCGATTTATTGAGTTGCTCGCGACGCAAAACCCCAAGTGATTTCAGGCTTGCAAATGTGCGTTTCAGAGTGGACTCTGACCAGAACGGAAACTGCTCCAGCCACTGTTCTGTCGTGTTATAAACCCAGCGAATTCCGCCATGCTCAGTGCCGGAATTCGTTTCATTCAGCCAGTAATGAAGCTGCTGCAACACAATTGCCTCATTCAGACCAATACGGCATGCAAGATCACGATTTATCACAATGGGCTGGGATGTCATTAACAGGCTCATGACCGACCTCTATTTCCCTGAATTTACGACGAAACTGTTCGAGCGGGCTGAAGCACTCATGTTCATAGCCTTCACGGAGGTAGATAACCCGTTGTGTTTCCGGCTCCCAACGAATGACTCTGACGGGCACTCCGTAGTGATCTTTGAACCAGCGGTTAACTTGTCGCAAAGGACTGTTTCCTTCTGCCGGTTGAAATCCCCCACAGCCCACTCTGCAAAGCTGTGGGTTACAATTTCCCTGTCACCTGGTACATTCACTGCATAGCAATACTCCACCTTCGCTTTTCCACCCGGTACAGGAAGCGCAATCAGTTGCGAGCGACGGTAGTGTGTTGTTAAACTGTTCATGCGTTAGTTTCTCCACAACCAGAAGCAATCGACGCCACGACGCCCGGAGCTGCACACTCGCGGGCGTTACTCTTTTCCGGCGCACAAAAAACACGAAATAACAGTGTTAAATGCTCCTGCCACTTCGCCATTACTTGGTAGCTGTTCTCTTCGATTTGCTCACGCTCAGCTTGGTCAATAACTCCATCAGCAGTTGCCTTGCGTAAGTACTGGGAATGCTTGCCAATCCATTCTATTGACTCCATCAGCCGCTGATTAATGTCACCATTGTCAATGTCATCAATGACCACCAGCGGCACAAACACCCCATTACTACGACGGGCTATTGCATCCGTTACATGCCTGGTACCACTGGCATCCTGTAAAACCATGGCCCACTCAAGTGGAAAAATTTGATCCCCACCGCTACGCAGTCTGTTATGCAATTGATCTTTTGCTGGGGTGATATCATCAGATTTATACAAACCAAGAATTTCTGCTGCTTCCTCATAGCCATGAGGTAAATCAGCAATCGTTCTTCGTATTGCTGCCACCAGCCATGCTGGTTGCTTATCAACTTTCCATTCAGGTTCTTTACCCACGTTTAAGCCCTCATATCTGTGGTTTCTGTAAATCGATTTATCCATTAGATTTTTCATAAAGCTCAGGTTTAAATGGCAACCGTCCGCAAGTTCTATATGCAGCCTCTGCTGCACGTCCTTTTGGAATTAACTGGCCAGGACGGTTTCGCCACTGATAAACGGCTTCAGTTGTTATGCCGAAAAAAGCAGCAACTTTCTCAATGCTGCCGAAGTAGCTTTCGATATCGTCAGTCGTCATATGCCCTCCAAACTAAGTTTTATTAGATGTTAATTATCAATCTATCTTAGGTCAATAAAAACTAAGATTACTTAGTAATTAAAGAAATGGTGCTCCTATGGAAACGGTTGGTCAGCGTATAAAAGCTCTGAGAAGAGTTACCAGAACGTCCCAGAAAGAATTGGGTAAATTTTGTGGAGTAAGTGACGTTGCTGTGGGGTACTGGGAGAAAGACATCAATGTCCCTGGTGGGGAAGCACTTTCAAAATTAGCGAAGTTCTTCAATACGTCAATAGATTACATTCTTTATGGTGCGGAGTTTGAAGGCAAACTCGTCACAAACATGCGCAGAGTTCCTGTAATCTCGTGGGTTCAGGCTGGGCAGTTTACTGAGTGCAGGACAGCAGAAGTGTTTAGTGAAGTAGACAAGTGGGTAGATACATCATTAAAGATTGGTGATAACTCATTTGCATTGGAGGTTAAAGGCGACTCCATGACTAACCCTAACGGCCTCCCAACAATACCAGAAGGCGCAACAGTGATTGTAGATCCTGATGCAGAACCCCGGCATGGAAAAATAGTCATCGCTAGACTTGATGGAACAAACGAAGCCACAGTAAAAAAATTAGTTATCGATGGCCCTCAAAAGTTTTTAGTGCCATTAAATCCCCGGTACCCCAACATCCCGATCAATGGTAATTGCCTCATCATTGGTGTAGTCAAAGGAGTTCAATACGAACTCTAGCCCCCCTTTTCTCTAACCAAAACACCGAACTAAGAAAAGTTTGGTGTTTTCTCTTGCCATCAAAACTAAGTTAAGTTAGATTTTATATCAAAGATAACGAACAGGCAGGACGCCCACGAAGTAGCCGACGGTGGCGTATGAATGACCGGATGATTCGCACATGGCAGGAGAGTGAATATGGATGGCAGTATCGACAACCAACGAGATGCCTGGCTTGTGGTGATTGAAGCAGCAAAAACTGCATTAAGCCAAGTTGAAAGCAGTAACTACAGTACAGTTAAACAAATGGCTTTGGGCTCTATTATCTATGCCTTTGAAAGGCTGGGCTTTGATTTTGAAGCAACGAGTATTCTGTCAGAACAACATGAAAAAATGAATAGAGAAGACGCCGCAGCCTATATCGGCGTAGAAGCGCAAACCTTAGCTAATTGGGCTAGCACAGGAAAAGTTCGAATACCTTTTTTAAAAATCGGTAGAAAGGTTATTTACCTAAAAAGTGATCTTGATGCCTATCTTGCCTCATCGAAGGCAAATACCACCAAGTAGCTCACGTACCTACCACCTCGCCTGATGTGGCTAAAAGCAGGCACATAACAGCTAAGTATTTTCAACCAGAGAGAATCCTTAGCGTTGTGGTGAATGCGGCTCAGCGCACGCGGGTTAAGGTTGAGGCTGACAGTCGACCTTCTGTGGATACCCACCCGCCTGGTGTGCAACCTTCGCCAGGCACCGGGAGGCACCCGGCACCACAACAGCCACTGCTTTGGCGGTACCAGTTTGTACACTTGCTTCCGGCTGGTACCGCTCTTTTTACAAAACAGAGAAGAGCATCACCGGACGACGGGCTCATAACCCAATCCACCCGGGCGGCTGCCACCGCAGGTGTTCTTCTCTGTTTTGTGGAGAAACCAACCGACCTTGCAGGGTCGATATGATGAGGAGCAGCAAAATGGCTAGCGAACGCAGTACTGATGTGCAGGCATTTATCGGGGAGCTGGACGGCGGCGTATTTGAAACCAAAATCGGCGCAGTTCTCAGTGAAGTCGCTTCAGGTGTGATGAACACGAAAACCAAAGGTAAGGTCTCACTCAACCTGGAAATCGAACCATTTGATGAGAACCGTGTGAAAATCAAACACAAACTCTCATATGTTCGCCCGACTAACCGCGGGAAAATTTCCGAAGAAGACACCACCGAAACGCCGATGTATGTCAATCGCGGTGGTCGCCTGACTATTCTGCAGGAAGACCAGGGACAATTACTGACTCTTGCCGGTGAACCTGACGGAAAACTCCGCGCAGCAGGTCATTAATACGTTATTAATAAACTGATTATTTATCTCATCACTGAATATCTTTATATAGTGAGGACTTATTATGTCTCAGAACTTAGACGCAACCGCAATTAATCAAATCCATGCCCTTATTTCTGCTCAGGGTGTTAATGAAATTATCAGTAAGATTGGTGCCGATGCTGTGGCATTGCCTGAGAATTTCCGCATTCATGATCTGGAAAAATTTAATTTAAATCGCTTCCGTTTCCGTGGTGCGCTTTCCACTGCCAGCATCGATGACTTTACCCGTTATTCTAAAGATCTTGCAGATGAAGGCACCCGCTGCTTTATCGATGCCGATAATATGCGAGCCGTCAGTGTGCTTAACCTGGGTACTATTGATGAACCAGGTCACGCAGATAACACCGCCACTCTCAAACTGAAAAAGACAGCACCGTTCTCTGCTCTGTTGTCTGTTAACGGCGAGCGTCATTCCCAGAAGTCACTGGCAGAATGGATTGAAGACTGGGCCGACTACCTTGTGGGCTTTGATGCTAATGGTGACGCTATTCAGGCAACAAAAGCGGCTGCGGCTGTCCGTAAAATCACGATTGAAGCAAACCAGACCGCTGATTTTGAAGATAATGACTTCAGCGGCAAACGCTCCCTGATGGAGTCTGTCGAAGCGAAAACCAAAGATATTATGCCAGTGGCATTTGAATTTAAATGCGTTCCGTTTGAAGGTCTGAAAGAACGTCCATTTAAATTACGCCTCAGCATTATCACTGGCGATCGTCCTGTACTGGTTCTGCGCATTATTCAGCTGGAAGCAATGCAAGAAGAAATGGCTAACGAATTTCGTGATCTGCTTGTTGAGAAATTCAAAGACAGCAAAGTAGAAACCTTTATTGGTACTTTCACCGCCTGATTTCATTACTGCAAATGCCCCTGCGGGGGCATTTATGGAAACGTAATTAACTCAATAATCACCGGATGGTGAGGGATTCTTTTTAGCAGAATTCAGCGCGGTGCAGCGCATATACGTGGAGAACAAAATGTCATTTATTAAAACTTTTTCCGGGAAGCATTTTTA